TATCGGGCGAAATCCGCTTCCAAACTATATCGTTATAGATTTGAGACCTTGCTTTTCCTACTTTCTTTGCATACTCTGCAACTGTTACCCATTTTTCCATAAGTTTAATTTAATCATTACTATAATTACTATATCATAGTTAATAACATTTGTATATAGCAACAGTTAAAAAAGTGTTAATAACTTATGAAATTAGTGTAGAATTACACTTGTTTTGTAACTATATTATAATAATCTTTTAGTTGATTATGATAATAAGGATCTACTTTAGTTCTTAAAAAGTTTTCTTCTCGATATTCTTTTTCTGCTCGCCAAAAAGTTTCTAAAGCTGTTTTAGTAGCTTGATAACCTAGTGTCCACTTTGGTTGAGTAATGTTTATAGTTTCATCATTGTCTTTTATTGCTTTATATTTTTCTAATCTTTCAGTATAAATATGTAAAGAACCAACTTGGTGTATATAATCACCCGTTTCAACGTTTAACCAACTAGCTAAAACTTCTTGTAAGAAACAAAAACCATTTATATCATAAGGAGTTCCCCACAGTAAATCATTACTTCTCATTGTAGCTACTAAGTGTAACTTTTTATCTCTTAAAAAGAACTGTAAAGATAAAGTGCAAGGATGGTCTTTAGTTTCGTGGCAATCACTGGAATTTCTAATTGTAATTACGGCTTGTCTTGTATCAGAATCTTTTTTCAGTTGAAAATAACACCAATCTAATTGCGGTTTGACACGAGGTCCGTAAGCGCCATCATACTCTCCTGAATCATTTTGAAAGTGTCTCATATTATTATTATAAAAACACAATCTTTTTGGATCTGATTCTCCAGTTAAATATTCAAGCTTTTCAATTGTCGCGAATCTATAGTTTAATTTTCTAGCTTTTAAAGTGCATAAACAATTCTTTGGATTGGTAAGTTTAAAGCTTCTTCCAATAACTTCTAATACTTCTTGACCTCTTGGAGAGTATCTTTCTCCATTATTCAAAACAACTTTAACCATTTCCTGGTATAAGTCGTTGAAATTGTTTGTTGTATACATATTACAAGTTTAAGGAAATAGCTAAATAATTTATCGAATCGAGTATATTATCATCTTTTTTTTGATTATGTTCTCTTGACAACTTAAGAGCAACTAAGACGTAACAGAATTCTTTTGGTGTTAACTCAATGTTAAAGGTAGTTTTTAGAATATTGCAAGCAAGCTTAATAGAATCTGTTGCTTCCCCGTATTGATCTTGTCTTTCTTGTGCTATTTTAGCACAATCCTCTAGTGTCTTAATATAATTCATACTATTGTTTGCGAAGTGTATTTACTTCTAATCTAAGATCTTGTGAAATTGATTTTATTTCTTGGCAAAGTTTTCTTATATCTCTAGCGTGAGCATACTTCATTCCTGGTTCTATTTTTTCTTCAAAGTCTTGTAAAAGAGTAATTAGTTCTAATAGTTTTTGTATCTTTTCCATATTATTTTATTTTTAGAACCCATAAACAGTTTCTTGAGTATTCAGGAAACAACGGGGCCATTAAATTACTAATTAAATTGGAATCATAATATTTAGAAAGAGCATTGAACATTTCTGTCTGCCAATCATTCATTAAAGGTTTGTAATCTCTTTGGCTCGCAAACGTTCCATATTTTTCTTCAATAGTAAAGCTTTGTTCTAACAGTGTTTTTAGTTCATCAAACCCAAACTCTTGAATCTGTTCTCCATTACCTGAATTAAAGATGTGGTTTTTAGCTGCCCCTACTTTTTCATCAAAAACAGGGGTTGAAAGCAAAACTATAGTATCTTTATTACAATGTAACTTTAAGTTTTCTAGATATTTTATTGCATTATTTTTTCCAATATGTTCAATAACCTCAAAAGAAGTAATTAAATCCCACTCCTTTCCATAATCAAAACTTTCTTCAACTAAATCGTGTTGAAAGAACTGAGCCCAATCAACTTTTTTAAACTTTTCTTGTGCTTTATCTATTGAACTTCCTTTTATATCAATTCCAATGAATTTATTTAGTTTATAGCGATTTCTATAAAAAACTTCTGCTAAGTTTCCACTGCCACACCCAAAATCTAAAACATTTTGCCCGATCTTTGCTCTCTTTAAAACGTGGGTCCATCTTAAATAATGAGCAAACTGATCTCTATGAAAAATATGTCTTTCAAAAACTTGTTCTGGGTTTAATTGCGTAGTATTATAATTCATATTATTTTCCTGTTGAACCAAAACCTTTGGAGTTTCGATCTGATTTATCTAATTCTTCTACTAATTCAGTAGTAGATCTTAGAGGTAATTTAAGTATTAAAAGTTGTGCTATTCTATCTCCTTGTTTAAATTTTACTTCTTTATCTGAAAAATTAGCAAGGCAACAACCGATTTCTCCTCTATAACCTTGGTCAATTACATTTCCAATTGTAGTTATACCTTGGTTAAAAGCTAAACCAGAACGACCTTGAACTAGAGCAACTTCATCTACATAAATCTGGATTGCTATACCTAGTTTTATAGGGAGAAATCCATTAGCAGGCACAGTGATGTCTTCTGGTGTATATAAGTCATATCCAGCATCAGACTGATGTGATTTACGAGGGACCCTAGAATCTTCTCTAAGAAGTTTTATCTTCATAGTGTATATATTATTAAATAACGGTTATAAAGTGCTTAGAACGCGATTATTTAGCTCTCTGGTGTAAACGTGGGGTACTCTGACGGCCATCTATCACCTGTTACCATTTCTGGGTTATAACCAAGCTCTTCTCGCTTAGTCATTTCGTGTTGTTTTCGTTTCATTAAAACTTCTTGATTCTCTGTTATGTATTTTTTTTCTTGATTGAACTTTTGTCTCCAACGTTGAATATCATCTTGACTTGGAGTTGCTTTAATAAAATTATATAATGCCATTGCTTGATCAGATAAATCCTGTGCTTTGTTCATTTCATTTTTTAAAGCTATTATATTGTTACTATAATAATCCTTCCACACTTTAGTAGTCAACCAGTTGTCGCACTCTCTCGCTGCCTCGTGTTCTTTTAATATTGTTTCTATTTTTTCTTTAAGTTTCATATTTTATGATTACATAATGGACATCTTGTTTGGTTAAGTTGATATTCCATTCTTATTTGATGTGCATAAGATTGGGACTTAAAATTACAGATTTTAGATATTTCTTTTAAGATTGGTTCTCTTTTGTGCTTTTTTATAAATTTATCTATTTTTCTAAATCGTTTCTGTTTTTTTTCTTTATTAGTCATATATTTTCAGAATTAGAAATATCATTACTAATATGTAAGGGGTCATTAGAATCCACACTTTTAACATTGTCTTGATTCTCTTTTTTATCGGTTTGTATGGGTTGTTGTAATTGTTTATCTGGATTCTCTTCATACTCCTTTAGTCTTTTTAATTGGTCTTTGGCCCAATCAGCCCTTAATGGATTCTCTCTAACATATTTTTCTAGACCTTTAATAGTTTGTTCTTTATAAGGAGAATCTTCAGACATAGGTTTTATATTAATTTTTATTAAGTATATTTCTCCATAATAGCGTTACAAACTATTTTAGCCATAGAAACTCTGCGCCCTTGTTCTCTTAATTTTTTTTTTTCTTTCTTTATTATTTGGTAAACTTCTTTTGTTATTCCTATTCTTTTATCAACTAAGAGATATTCTTCATCACTGTACATATATGTTCTTATTATGTTCATATTATTGCCATAATTACTACTTTCGTTATTTCCACTCCAGCCTGGTAAATAGTTTATATATAAGTATATAGGGTTAGTATATAATAGAATATAGATTGTGAACTATTTATTTACCAGTATGGGAGAATTGTAACCAAGTAGTCAAAGTGTATTATTAGAGATATTTTAAGGCAAATATCTCTTAAATAGACTTTAGATAAAAAAAACCTTTGGCAGTCTCGTCTATGCTTGTCATAGTTCCCGTGCAGAACTATTAACCCGAAGGTTATAGACAAGACCACCAAAGGTCTCTTGCGCGGATGTTTATAACAAGCAAAAATAATATATCATAAAAAAAGATTTTTGTACATAATGATATGCTAATAAACTGTTAATAACTTACTGTGTACATTTTCGTTAAAATGTGTTAATATATAAATGTAACTCTAATTGTATACCTATGGAGGCGACCTTAACAACTTCTATAGTTTTTTGAAATAGCTTTTTTTGCTATTTTTTTTATTTTTAGATAAGCTCATTTCGCAAAATAATTTATCGCTTATCGTTTTAATAGGAGACGCTTTCGCTGGATAGACTTGGCGGTTATACTCTGGCTTTAGAGGTCAATTAAGATGCTGTACGGTACCAGGGAATGGGCTATCTAAATATGAAACTAATAGACCTATGGCTAATAGCTTATGTTCTAGTAGTTGTGTTTGTTCTCGGACTACTGGCAAAAAAAACCTTCTTATGGATAATAAAATTATTGAGTACCTAGATTTAGAAACTCTTAAATGGATTGAAGAGTACAAAAAGGAAAACAAAAAGCCCTTAGTTAAACCTAAACGTTGGTATGAAACGGTGTCTCAGGTGTTACAAAAGAAAAGTTGAATCTTACCGCACAATGAACGCACCTGGCGAGACAGATCCACATTTTGCACATTGTAAACGGTGTAGGAAGAAGGACTGGTTAGAGATAGGGATTGTATTGTTCGGAGCGATTTCGTTGATTTATTTACTTGTAACATAACCTATGAAGAAAAAGGGAATAGCGTGGGTGAGTAAGCAAAAGCTAACAACAAAGCTGCTTTTGCTAAATAGTATCTTACTGGCTTTAATCTTTCTAATGTCGGTGGCACTGACAAGCAGAAAAACGACCATTGTGTTTGATCCAAAACTGCCTGTGACCATTGGAGAGAAAAGCTATAATGTAACAATGCCAGAGTTTATGGCAACTGTTATTCAAGGCCAGAAGTTAATTTTAGAAAAATTAAACTAATATGTTGAGTTTTAAATGTTCACATTGTACTAAAGAAATTGAGTTTACAATCCAAGAGGCTAAAAATATTCAGAGCAAAGTGAAAGAGGTGGCAAATCATTCGGTTTGCCCAGGATGTATGGTGGAGTACCAGCAGATTGAAAAGAAGGTGAAAGACTTTGCAAATCAAAAGAGAAAGGAATTAGAGGCTGAGTTCTTTCACGAAAACCTAGTAGAAAAACACGTTGAAGAGATTGAAGAATCCTTGGAAAAAGAATTGGAGGGCGAAGTATGATAAAAGATTTAGGAAAATTAAACAAGAAGGCAAGTGACGCCGAAGAAGAAAGAGCTAAAAGATGTAATGAAATGGCCAAGCTATTATATGAAGTGGTGAAAGAGAAAGGAATGTCAACAGATGAAGGACTATTAACAGCACAAATGTTGATTCAGATCTTTCAAGCTAAAGTGCAATTATATTTAAGAGAGCTAAATGTCAAGGACCTGGGATAAAAACTTTGCTAGGTTGACAGGAAAAAGTTTAACTAATTAAAAAGTATGGCAGATGGAAGAGTTAACAACGGAGGACATCCGACAAACGGAGGAAGAAAGTCAGCCAAAGATGAGAAGCTGATAGCTTCGGTTGTCAATATGAGTTGGGAAAGAATAAGAAAAGGATTAGAACAAAAATACTGGAGTGAAAAGAAGAAAGATGAGGTGGCAGAACATTTTGCCTTGAAGAGTATGCCTAAAGATTTGAAACTGCAAGGAGATGTTAAAATAGCAATTACAGGGATAAATATGGTTACACCTTATGGAGATCACATTAAAACCGACGAAGAAACAGTTTGAAGCTTGGGAGGCATTAAAAGAAAAGGATGAGGTGTTCTTTGGAGGAGGAGCTGGAGGAGGTAAAAGTTGGTGGCTTTGTGAGACAAGACTAGTAAAATGCTACTTAATTCCTGGCTACAAAAGCTTCTTAGGAAGAGAGGAATTGAAAAGATTGATGGGGAGCACTTATATTACTTGGAGCAAAGTCTGTTCGTTTCATAATATACCTAGCAGTGACTGGAAACTTAATGGACAATATAATTACATAGAATTTAAGAACGGTAGTAGAATTGATTTATTAGATCTAAAGTTTCAACCAAGTGATCCGATGTATGAAAGGTTTGGTTCACTTGAATATACTGACGGAGCGATTGAGGAAGCTGGAGAAGTACACCCGCTCGCAAAAGATGTGTTAGGGTCCAGGATTGGAAGGCATTTAAATAAAGAAAGAAAAGTAAGGCCTACAATGGCAATAACAGGAAACCCGAAAAAGAATTGGACTTACAAAGACTATTACAAGCCTTGGAGAGAAAAGACATTACCAGACAACATTGCTTTCATTCAGAGTTTGTATAGTGATAATCCACACACTGCTAGTGAATATAAAAAACAATTAGCACAGATTAAAGACAAAGCCACAAAAGAGCGACTAATGTTTGGGAATTGGGAGTATGATGATGACCCTGCGACAATGATTGAATACGACGCAATCTTAGACCTCTTTAGTAATCCAACGTGTGAAGGGAAGAGGTTTTTATCAGTTGATGTGGCACGTTATGGAAGAGATAGAAGTGTGATAATGCTATGGAATGATATGACTGTTGAGAAAATATGGACATTTAGAAAGTTAGGAATAGACCAATTAGCAGAGCAAGTTAGAAACAAGTCTTTAGAGTTTCACGTCCCATACAGTCAAATAATCGCAGATGATGACGGTGTTGGTGGAGGACTAGTTGATACAATGAGAGGAATTAAAGGGTTTGTGAACAATAGTAAACCGATTAAACAAGAGAACTATCAGAACCTAAAGACTCAATGTTATTACAAGCTAGCCAAGCTGGTTAATGAACACGTTATTTCAGTAAAAGAGATTAGCGAAAGCGATAAGAAGGAATTGATTGAAGAGCTTGAACAATTAAAAACAAAAGATTCAGACAAAGACGGGAAACTAAAGATAGTACCAAAAGAGGACTTAAAAGAATTGTTAGGAAGAAGTCCTGATTTAATGGATGGAATGATGATGCGAATGTGGTACGAACTCAGACAAGAGGGAGGATCCGTTAAAAGAGTTCAAAAATCAGTTTATACTTATTAGCAAAAGGGATAGCTAATAAGACATTATGTTACTAACAGAGTTTAAAGTTAAAGAAGGCAAGGTCGCAAACCCTCGCAGTGCTTATAATCCTGGTAAAAAAGTTAGACTTAGAATGGCTCAACTTAGGAGAGATAACGAAGTGGCGCAAACAATAATGGGCTCAACCTATGAAGAATTTGGTTCAGGAGGCAGTTCAAGTGTAAGTGACTATGATTTGATTAGCCGAATGAACTGGAATCAGAAGATGTTTAATCAGCACAAACCTTCAAAGTCTAATGATCCAGATAATCAATGGCACAGTAATGCCTTAAAACCGATTATAAGAAACAAAATCATCTCAATTGTAGCACATATTACTAGTCAAATACTCTATCCTAGTGTTGTGGCACAAAACGATGAAGCGGTTGAGGACAAAGATATGGCATCTGTAATGGAAGATGCTGTTGTTTGGGCTTGCGAGCAATCTGATTATGAAGATATGTTCATTGATGCTGTGCAAGAGATGTGTGTCAATCCAGCTATTGTCTTATACCAGGACTATGCTGACGTTAAACGCAAGATAAAGGAGAAAAAGGACGGAAAAGTGACAATAAAAGAGATAGTAGATGAGATTTATAGTGGGTTTATAGCCAGTATCGTACCTCTTGATGAGCTTTATATCGGCAATGTCTATGAGCCAAACATCCAAAAGCAACCATTTTTGATTAGACGTAAGATTATAGATTATACTTCGGCCTCTAGGAAGTATGGGGACAACGAGAACTTTAAGAAATACGTTACACCTGGGCTTAAGACTTTTTATAACGAAGATGATGACCTCTTCTATGATGACTATGACGACCAGCAAGAGGACAGGCTGGTTGAGGAGCTGGTTTATTACAACTATCACGCAGACCTAGAGCTAAGAGTAGTTAATGGAGTCCTGCTAGACGACCCAGACAGAGGAATGCAAAGAGCAGACAAAATGTACCCATTTGCTAAGAGCGTTTATGAAACCTATAACTCAAGGTTCTTTTATGGAATGTCTTTAGCCCAGAAGCTACAGAATGATGAAGAGATTGTAAACACACTCTACAATATGATAATTGATGGTACTTACTTACAACTAATGCCGCCCATAAGCGTATATGGTGAGACTGACGTAGACGCCAGCGACTTTAATCCAAGAAGCATCAATGCCTTTGCAGATCCAAACGTCAAGGTAGAAGCAATGCAACTAGGAGGTAACCTAACAGCTGGAATGAACACCTTGCAATTAGTAGAAGAATCAATGTCAAACAGCAGTAAACAAGAATATACTACTCGAGCTGATACAACAGCTAGAGAGATTAGTTATATGGAAGAGCAAACCAAGATTATGCTTGGAAGAACTGGCAAGATGATATCATCTCTAATCAGAGACTTCGGACAACTGCAAGTGAATTCTATTGTTCAACACGTTCCAATTGCTGAACTTAGCAAGATGACAGGAGACTCTACTAGGATTAAGTTCCCAGTCCTTTTCTTAGCAGACCAAGAAGGTAAAGGTGGTCTTGAAACAAAAAAGATTGAGTTTACAAATGAACTGCCTGAAGCAGATACAGAAGAAGAGTTAGAAGAATTGGAGAATAGAGCTAGTTTTGACCTACTTCAAACAGAGCGTAAGCTTGGGATGACAATCTTAAAAGCGAGACCAGAAACATTTAGAGACCTAAAATACATTGTTAAGATTAAAGCTAACTTCCTAAGTCAAAGCACTAAGTTTGCCAAGAGTATGATGATGTTTGATAGATTGATTGGCAACCCAATAGTAGACCAAAGAAAACTACTCAAAGACACAGTACTTAAAGAACTGAAACCAGGACACGAAAATGAGTTCTTAATAGAAGAGCAAGACCCAATACTGGCTGAGACTCAGAAGATGGCGAATCAATCAACAGGAACAACAAAAACACCACCAACAATAAATAACCAGGCTTTTAGTATGAGCCAATAACAAAAAAACTATGGAATATATGGAAAACTGGAACAAGCTCAAGCGAGCTGAAAAGGACACGTTAGCAGCAAAGTATGCTGTTACATTGGTTGGCGAACCACCAGAGCCAACAACAGTGGTAGAGGTGGAAAAAGTGCCTGATTTTGAGTGGGACAAGTACCTGCAGAAAGAAGCTCCCAGTCGAAAGAAGGGAAAAACAAAGGTCGAAGCAGAAGAGGTAGAAGAGGAAGAAGTAGTGGAAGAACCTAAAAAGAAGCGTAAGAAATAAATATATGCCTAAAGGAAAAGGTTATAAGAAAACTGTTAAACTCACGGGCGGAGGAGGAGGCGGAAGAGCAAGGCTACAGAAGCAGGCAAAAGCTAAAAAAAAGGATAAACAATAAGGGATTATGGCACACATAAATTCAATGTACGAGATCATCATAAAGGTTATCAATACTCCGCTGGACGACTTCAAAGAGATGAGTAAGAAGTTAGAGCCAGTTTTCAAGGAGTTAGGCTTAGAGCTAAAGTTTGCATCTAAGACAGACCCTGGCAAGCATTATGAGGAGTATCGTAATGAATTTTGGCAAAAAGGGATCCAAGATGTAGACGAAAGTCTTTGGAAAGTAAACAAAAAAGTATGAGCGAAGAACTTATAGCTGGGAACGGCAAGATATTTAAACGTGACGGAAGTGGTAATTTTAAAGAGAAAGGAGGTGAGGGAATCACACTCACAGGCAGGCAGATGAAAGAATATGAAAGTTATTCCGGAGTTAAGACAGAGCGCCTGACTGACGTGGCTAAGACTCACCCCAAGTTTGCTCAGATGATGCACGATAAGTCTAAAAAATAGGGATATGAAACTTAAATGGGATGGTGTTCCAAAAGAACACGAGCTAATAGACAGCTTGAGCGACTCGGAGTTAGAAGTCTTTGTGTCAGAAGCTCAAGCAATTAAAAACAGCAACTACTTCAAATGGTTTATTGAGGACCTAGAACTACTTGCAGAGCGTAAGATGTTTGACGGTGATAAAGATATGTTGTTGTTTGGCAAAGGGATCCTGTTCTGCTTGCACCTGATGCACAAGAATGTGCACAATATGGCAAGCGGTAAGGTAAAGATAGACAGCAAGTTAAAAAAGAAAATGCGAAGGTTCATTAAGTAACTCTTTAGTAGAAGCACGGCCGTGTTTACTAGAGAGGTTTGCTATCCCTTTTCCTCTCTATGTAAACACGAGAGGAAGTCTGCCAAGACGATAAATGCGATAATTCAAGGCTGCCAAGCCTATAAATGCGAAGATATGACAGAAGAGGATAAAAAGGTAGAGGAAACTACCGTTGAGGAAACTCAAGAACAAAAACCTGAAGAGTCCAAGAGCGAGGAAAACGCTACTAAAGAAACCACTCCAGAGGCTGAAGAGCCCAAGGAAGAGGACACTCCAGACTACAAGGCACTTCTTGATGAGGAGAAGTCTCGCAGAGAAAAAGCGGAGCACAAAATTGTAAAGATGCGAGCAAAGAAACTCGAGGAAGAGCCGGAAGAAACCTTGGACGAGGAAGAAGAGGAAGATAAAATTTACGTTGATAAGGCTTACGTTGATAACAAACTCTCCGAGGTAAAATATGTCTCTTTACAGGCTCAATTTGATTCTGAAATAGACAAGATGAGTTCGGACCCTGACGAAAAGGAATTGATTAGACTCCATTTGGAGGACAATAACTTTTCTGGGTCACTTACAGAGCAAGTTCAAAAAGCTAAGGCTCTTGCTAATTATAAGCGAGTTGCCAAGGCCAACAAAGAACTTGTTCACGCTAAGGGTGTAAACCCTGGTGGAGAAAACAGTTCTTCTTATCCAATCAATAAATCTAATACTAAAGGGTTTAAAGGCCTCTCAGAACGAGACATTAAACACTTGAAAGAAAGAGGATTGGTTGATAGATATTTGAAGAACTACGGATAATTTATTTAAGACAGAAATTTATGGCTTCAGGTGATTTACAGTTAGTACAGCCTAAAAACACATCTGTTCACACCTTTCAAGTTGCTGCTGGCGGTGCTAGCACAATTCAACCAGGTGAGCCAGTTGCAGCTACCCCAGGTACTGCCACTGTTGCTCTTGCAGCTGATGCAACCCCTGCAATGGGCACTGATTATTTGATTGGTATTGCTACAACCGACTCAACTGATACAGCGGCTGCTGCTGGTACTGTTGAATGTTACGTGTTTAGTGGTGGAGAGATGCTTTCTGCTAAGACAAAAGCTGCTGCAAGCGCTGATACTCTTACAGAAATTAGAGCTCTAGCTAACGATTTCTTATTGTTTGATCTAACCAGCACCAATTGGACAGTCGATGCTGCGTCTGGACACGCAATAACTGGTGGCCTCATCGCAACAGGTGAGGGAGAACCAGAGAATAGTAGAATTTATTTATGGGTTCGTAATGGAGTTACCTTTATGGGTAGTGATATTGCGGCATAATGATTGGTTTATATGGCTTTTACAAGCGGATTAAATCCAAACGTAGTCAAGACTGACCTTGATGATGTGTTCTTTCAGGAATACAACAAAGAGAGCTTGATGAACTACGTTACAGCCGCCTCAGGTTCTGTTTTCAACCAATCTACAGCGTCAAATTCTGCTGTTCAGGTTGAAACATACGGTGGTATTACTTATTGGCAAGATCGTGACGAGGAAGAAGATGTACATTCTTCAACACCTCGTATTACCAATAAGGCAACCTACAATGTTAGCGCTTTTGCTGACAGCGTAGATATTCCAAAACACTTTTACGATGACAATATGCACGGAAGTTACGAGATGATGGTAAGAGATTTTGGAGAAATGGCTCGTGTAACACGAGACAGAAATGCACTTAAATTCTTTACAGATGGTTTTGCAACAAACACTACTGCTGACGGAGCAAACATTTTTAGCAATTCTCACACTACAATTAGTGGTGGGACTGTTGACAATCTAGCAACCGCAGCTCTTAGTGCAACTTCACTTAATGCTGGTATTGTGGCCTTGGGTGAACAACAGAGTCAATCAGGAGTTGTTAGAGGATGCGTTGCATCAGTCCTAATGGTTCCATTGACACTGTATAAGACAGCTTGTGAACTAGCTGATTCAGAACTGCGTCCTAATACAGCTAACAACGAGCCAAATGTATTCTTGACCAAATACGGTATTTATGTAGCAACTTCACCTCACCTTGGTGCAACAGCAACAGGTGTTTCGGGTGCAGACGCTTACTGGTACCTATTGGCTGATAATCATTCAATGACTCGTTACGTTAGAAAAGGACTAGAGACAGACCTAGTTGATTACAAATTTCAAAGAAACAACGCATACATCTACAAAGGTGAATTTCGAGAAGTTGTCGGATGCCAAGACTATGTAGGTCTATACGGTTCAAACGGTACTACCTAATTAACCCCTTAATAAAGTAAGCTATGACAAAAACTAGACTTACAATGCAGAATCGCATATTATGGGGAACGCTTTTGTTCCTTGGAGCTTTAGCGCTGGTAGTTAGTGCTTCAGCTTTCTCAGGTTCAGCTCACGTTGTTGTAGAGGGTGATTATATTGCCGCTACTCCAGATTTAGGTGTTGAACAAGTTTTAGGTGGTTCATTTAGTTCTGATCCTAGCAACTTGACTGCTTCTGATGAATGGCAAGCTGTTAATAGTTTGTATGAGTATGGTGACTTGGAAGTTGATGGCACAACCTATCTTGATGGTGCGGTCCAACTTGCAAGCACTCTAACAGTCTCCGCTGAATCTCAACTTTCAACAGTTGTTTCTGGTGGTTCTGTTCTAACCTCGTCAACGCCTAACAACACTGTTCTTACAGCGGCTCAAGTGTGTGATAATTCAGTAATTTTGATGTCTCCAGGACTTTT